AATCTTAGAACCGTGCTCCTTATTCAATGAACTTATGAGCTCTGCCGTAAAATTGTCATTGACCTTCTTCTTCACCATTTATTCTCCGGGCGTTAATAATATCATAAAATTCAGGAGCACAGTGTTCAAATATAAGTCAAGCGACCGAAGCCGCTTGACTTTGTTGATAACTGGATTTTGTGGTCTACAGGTCTTCTAGATCTGCAAACGCATCGTCTAGACTTTTATACTTTTTAGGCGTGTCCGAAGAGCTGCTTTCAGTAGTCGTTTCTTGGGTCGAACCGCCTCGGGAAGCGCCGAACTCTTGTGTCTCTGTTTCGGATTCATCGTCCCCAGAGAGCCAGTCGTTAACGATCTTCTCTAGTTCTTCATACGTTTTGATCGTATAAAGATCGTCTAACGCAGGAATGTTACTCAGCCACTCTTTTGCTTGCTTGGTTTCTGCAAGCGGGGCCTGCTTACCTCGAGGTCGAACTTCAGTAGTTGCCCACATCCGCCCAGGAGGCTTAGTGCAGATCACTTTCACATCCCTGCCAGTTTTAGGATCGGTAATATCGCCATAGTCCTCATCTAGCATGATGTTCAAGAGAGATTGATATACGGTCTTGCCAAAGGACCAGAGGCGCACTCCTCGGTCCTCTTCGCCGCGCACGACGACCGGTGCGTAACACCGCATCTTGGGGTAGAGCTTCTTGGCCAGCTCGTAAGACTCTTTAGAAGCATCATCGCGCAACTTATTGATGAGCTCTTGAATGGGATCAGGCTTACCAAATTGATAGGGAGCCAGCAGGCCCGGATTATTACCGATGTTGTAGTAAAACCAGCGCTCTTGGAATGGCTGACCGTCGTTGTCCGGAAAAGACAAAACGCGTACAGTGGCTTCTTCGCCCTCTTGAGGACGCCACATCGTGTTTCTACGGCTGTTGTTTCCGGAAAGTTGGTTCAGTTTATTGCGAATAGCATCAAGGTCAATTGCCATTTTTTTCTCCTTATATATTCAATGGTCAATGGTTAAATTCTTGTCAACACTGTTGACTTTCTAAGTTTATGTTTATTGCTTCAAGTGTTCAAGTGTTTTATGTTTCGAAATCATTTATTCGTCTTCATCATCATCAATGGGCTTCGCACCACCGAAGCCACTGCCGGCGATCTCTCCGCGCTGTCGCAGCGTAGTAGGAGAGTTTGATGCTCCTAGAGGCAAAGTATATCCCGCAACGTCAGCTGCAATGCTGGCCTCGTCTGCTCCGTCCTCTTGTCGCCCCTCGAGGTCGTCGGGTTCAAGAAGAAGATCGCCTTCAGCCTCCTTCACAGCTACTTCTCTAATGACTGCTCGAATAAATTCTCTGATTAGTCTCATGCATTATAAGTATCAGCTACCATGCAATACAGCGGACCTAGCAGCCAAAAGGCCGGCAGCAAGACCGTCTATTGATGTCGCATAAAACTGGTTCTCTTGGAGATGGAGGCCCTGTGAAACGTTGATGGCCATCCACTCTTCTCGAGTAAGCTCGAAACCTAAATGAGAAAGCATCCAGAGCGTTCTGTGAGCTACGTTCATCTTCGAGCATGCATCATTGTACTTGTACATCTGACCTAGCTTCTCACGATGCCAGTCGGATTCTTGCGGAATGAGCAAATCGGCACCTTTTCGAAGATCCCCTAACTTCCCTAACTCGTGTAACAAACTGACTTTTACCAAGGACCTGGTATCTCCAAAGTGACTACTCAAAGCCTTGGCAGTGGTGGCCACTGCCAAACTAAACTCTATTAGAGCTCCGGGAGTACCGCCATCCTCAACAGTCAAGCCCCTAGGTGCCATCACAAGTCGCTCGCCGATCTTATCAGACAATCTTTCTACGGCTGGTGCGCCAGCCACCTTCTTCATTATATCACAGTATTTTTCGTACTGCACGATTAAGTTTTCTGCACTCATGATTCAAAGATAAGCGAGCACTATAGAAAGTTCAGGATGTATAGATGACGATGGGCGCATTTTTTCCTTTGCCGAGTTCTAACGCACCTTGCAGATTCAGAAAGCCGGCATTTTTTGCACCCTTTAGAGCGTGTGAAAGAAACTTGATGCCATTACGCTGGTCCAATTGGGCCAAAAATACCCCCACCCCCTGGCCTTCTTCTCCATTGGGCAAAACTACAGAAACTTTTTTGGCTCCACCGTACGACTGTCGCATGAGCGGATGTACATGAATAGCTGATTTGAGGATCTTTTCTACTTGATCCAAATCTGTGCCACTAGCAGCAGTCCTGATTCCTAAGTCTTTCATCAATCCTCGTGCATCTTTGCTAGCGCGTGCATTGGCTTCTTCTACAAACTTTTTAAAACGGCCGCTGCCCACCGCGCCGGCAGCAATTCGAATTTCGCCCCGAGCAGCTTTCTTTTTTTTACGCTTTGGCTTAGGTGATGGCTTAGATGATGGCTTCGCCGACGGTGGCGTCGTCGTCTTTGGGGCTTGTTCTCGCAAAACATCAAAAATGATGGAACGCACTCTCTCTTTTAGTAACACTTCATTCATGGTATTAAATATCTGCAAGGATCTTGACATCAACATCAAATTCCCATTCTCCTAAAATAACTTTAATATCGTGCCGATCTAGCAGCTTTTTGGCAGCTATACCACTACAATCGACTATCAAAGCGTCATGAATGATGAATAACGGTTCACACCCCTTGGGGGCATCTTCGATAAACTGCTTGAACATCAAGATCGATCCTTCAGCGATCGAACTCTGCAGATAATAGCTGATATAAAAGCGCGCCTTATCTTCCGGAACTTGGAGGGGCCGGCCTAAAATATTTCTAAACTGGCCATGGCCAGTTTCTGCTCGGAGAACATTTTCGAGCTGTTCACTCTTAAAATATTTTTTAGTCTTTCGAATGACTTCTTTCGGATCCACAGCAGGAGGTAATTTTCTTTTGAGCATTCTTGCAGATTGACCATAGAGAGCGCAAAGTGTGATCAGTTTTGCTTGAGCTCTTGATACTTTGCCTTCCAAGATAGAATCCGCAATGTGACGATATACATCCTTTGGAGGATCATGATCGGCAGCATAAAGTGCCAATTTTGGCTCAGCAGAAACAACGTCTAGTTGTAATATCTTGCCGTCTTCAAAACGGCTGCGAAAACACTTTCTGACCTCAGCAGGAGCGGTTAGTATTTGCGGTCCAGATCTTACAATCAACCTTCCGGTCGCAGTTCCCGTGGTGGAATACATCACACAACCAGTCCGGCCGGAGCCATCTGGCAAAAAACTACTCAACGTAGACTTCACCACCTCATGATTGCTTGTTTCAATCATTTTCTCTAGAGCAATGACATCGATAAGAGGACGCTGAAATGAGGCCAGAAAGTTTTTTATATGAATATAATTACAAAAATACTCCGCATTGCGAGAGCTATTGAGGATGCTGCTAAGAGAGCCAACAGCGTTTTTTAAATGATCTTTGAGCTTCTGCTCTGGGACAACGTGCAACAGCTCGATAGTGGAAAAGCTTAAGTGGTTGCATAGCTGCTTATAAGCAGGAGGAAGCGCTTCTATTTCAGGCGCTCCTATAATCTCAAAATAATCTGCAATTTCCGAGTGCCCTACAGCCGACAGACTCACCTCAAATGCATGAGAACTTGGAACGCTCTCCAAGAGTACTCTTTCGGCATTCTCAAATTGCATGTATACATCCATACAACCATTGTAGCTACCGCTTAGCAGAAATACACTAACTAGAAGATTTTCCTTCTTCAACGGCTAAAGTCGAAGCCAGAGCAAGTTTTTTCAGTATACTAACTGCAGGCCTCCACTTGGCATACGAGCTCATAGCAATCATTTCTACGGTAGAAACGAACTTCCCGGCTTCGATGTTGTGTGTCACTGAGCTCACTGCATAGAAATTATCAGCAGTTGTATTGGTCGTCATGTCTAGAAAATACTGCTGACCGATTGCAAAAAACGGAAATCCATACGTCTCCAATGTAAGACTCATCGGCATTATAGACATCGGCAAATCTTCGGCCGTGACCGACGCATCAGGATCGGACTTTCCGCGACCCACTATACCGAGAGTAGTCAAACCAGGGTTGTTCATAGAAGCCATCTTTGCCGAGATTATTCCTGAATGGAGGCCTCCGTAGATGAACGCCGGAAACATGGAAGAGAATATTTCCTTGAGCCGACTAGTTGAGCCTTCAGTAACGACGTAAAGGCCAGACAGGAGCTCTACTTGCAGGTCTTTATCGACGATGCCCAGCGCTTGTGCCGCTTTCGCTGTCATAGGAGAAACCGGTTTGATGATCTCTAACGGCGCAGAGGACAGTATGCTGAATTGTTCTCCATAGATGGCTTCGTGCTTGGTGCTTCGAGGGCTTCGAGGTATGCGAGTTAACGTCCTGGCCACTCCGTCCCCAGAAAACGCATCCAAGATTGACATCATAGATTCTGCACCGCTGCATTTACGATCGAATATATGAATTTTGAGAAGCGTCCTTTTCCGGAAGGGGCCACTGTACTCTTCCTTCATGGGCACAGTTTCGAATCGGCACGTTATTTGAGGCACTTTAAAGCTACACGAGGGATCTGTACTTTCTATCCCGTAGATGCTGCGTAGTATTTCTTCCTTCTTAGATTGGATCTGTTTTAGTTTCGGCTTGCCCTTATCTTTTCCACGAGAGTGCACATAATTGCTCTCAAACACTCGTTGTCTAGCATTGTCCTTTTTGCGGCCGGCGTAAATTTTCCCAAATCCGTACCCTTCTGAGCCTTGATCCGTCAGATAAAAAGTGGATATCAACTGCAATAATGCAGCAATGGACATAGTTCCTGATGCATCGAACCGCTCTTCTAGACGCGTCTTCAGATCAGCAATATTGATCGGAAATTGAGCAATGTTACAATCGTACAGAGCTGCAGCAGAATCGTTGAACGCATAGAACACCAGCTGGATCTCATCATACATGCTCGTGTGGGCCAGTGGACTGGCCATCAAAGCAGACAGGAGCTTACCCAGAGAAACAAAACGGGTTTTACCATCGCCCTTGTACGCTAACGCTTTGGCTGTTCTAGCGCCGGCGAACGAAGTCCATCCCCAAAACGTTTTTTTGGTTGGCCCGGCAGCCGCAGCTTGCGCGGCCATTGCAGCCTGGGCAGCTGCGGCCTGGCGCCGGCGGGCAGCGGCCGTAGGATCCAATATGTCCCCCGAACCCTGGCCGGCTGAGCCCACTGGAGGACGGCTTGGAGGAGGAGGCGGAGGAACACTGACAGTCTTCTTTCTTATGGCACACTCGCCCTTGCCACGGCCGCCATAATCACCGACTGCGCGCAGGAAAGGATCCGGCGTCGATTTCATGTGTTCCATCAGATCATTGATTGCCGAATTTTTAGTCATTTTATGAGTGCCTGCTTTCTCCAACATCTTCTCAATAGTCTTACCAATCGCCTTCAGATCACCGTCCTTTGCACTTTTATTGAATTTTTTGAGTTCTTTGATGTCTTCTGGCTTGATCGATATAACTGTTCGGGCACTAGTCATTCGTTGAACGATCGTAGGAACGTTGAGTTTGCCTACTTTGTCTCTGCTCTTTCTTGCAGCCTTCAGCTGATCTTCGATGGAATCAGCTAAACGCCTCAGATCCTTGAATGCATCTACAACTGAGGGCAGGGTAATATCGATAGAATCGGCAGCGGCGGCGCCCTTTGTGGTGAGCTTTAAAGTGATCCGAACAGAACCATCCTCTTCGAAATTGAAACTGGAATTTTGTACAGCGAAGTCTTCAGTCACTCGCACGCTATTAATCAGATCAGCAAAACGATTGGAATTGGCATCAGACAGCCTATTCGGTGCAGGGGCTCCATTATAAGAATCGGTGCCATCCGGATGGGACCATCCATAAGTGATCTTCAGTGCGACGTCTGCTAGCTCTGTCGGTGCCACCAAAGGTGTGATGGATCCGAGCCTAGTCCTATCATGCAAGACCAACTCCATATCGGCCGCTTTGTAAGACATCATCCCTTGCGTGCTAACAGCATTCAACGACAATGAAATAAGCGACAACATCGGACGGAAGGGGTCGTAGGGAGCATCGTAGGGACCGTGACCTCGATTTTGAAGAATGCTCCCATCGGCATTAGTAGGAACCATAGTCTGCGGGGTCGTGAAAGCTTCCATCGTAGCTGCAGTCCAATAAGCTTCTGGTTTGCCTGCCTCGTCCTTCCCCATCGTCGGACCTTCGACATCAGTAGCAGTCATGATACTCTGAGAGAGGGTGTCCTCATCTGCCAACGAACTCCCTAACAGGTGGCGTCCGAGCGAAAGTCGCAGAGTCTGCTTTCCCGGTTCGAACCCATCTTCATCTTTGACCATCACCTGAATATCAATGATGGGCACAGCACGCGTAAGGTCCAACGTCGGTACAGCGTTCATAAAAAGTGCCGCAGCATCCGTATCGCTGTTGGCAATGTTTTGAATAGCGGGGAAAACTTGAATCACATGAACCGGACACTCCTCCCAAAGATCTGGCATGTAGTCGGCCACTGTATAGAAATCTTTGCTAGCTTCGGGTTTGAACATCCCCTGAGTCTCATCAGGGCCGGCCGAAGTCGTAACAGTCGGAGCATTTAACGGCAGATTAGCATGATCTACAGTAAGATACTTCGGACTGTCTAATGTGATGGACATGCTATCATTGATCAAATTGCTGGCAGCTGCATCGTCTGCGACGACCGCGCTGATATACTCCAAAAGTGCAGTAACGCTACTAGCGTTGCCCTGACCTGAAATGCTGTTGATGATGTCTGCTATGACATTTTGAGATTCGGCTTGGGGATGATCTAGAACATCGCCGATCCCTTCCTCGCCGGACCCGACCACGGACAACAAAAACGCATCGGCAGATCGAATGCCAAAATATTTTCCTATGTCATTGATCGCACGCTTGAGTGCCGGAGATGCCATCAGATGATAGCCATTACTTGACCAATGTCCACTGGCACATTCAGCCGAGTTCCGGGCGGGACCTGCAGAGGCCAGCCCACGTTACTGGTCGCTGCGATGACCCACCACAGCCGGCCATCGCCGTACATCTGGCCGGCTATCTTGTCCAAGCGTTGGCTTTCTCTAACAATTATGGTTCGCACTGCGATGTCTCCTCTGGCCATGGCAGCGCGGATCCTCATCACGGCGGTCGCCGAACGCAAGAGCCTGCCACCAGAAATGGGCAAGTCATTCTGGTATCTACTGAGCGCCATCTAGAACGGCAATCCCGTGGCGGGACTGGCGGCGGCGGCCTCGGGGCCCTTGGCGTCGCCTGTACCGGGTCCGACTGCCGCTGCGTCGGCTGCTTTCTCCTCTTGAGGACTCTTCGGCTTCTTTAGAGTGGTATTGAATGGATCTGCATTGAGTGTGCCCACCGGGTAGACAGGAGCGATCATCTCGCCATACGCATCCATGCCCAACGGCAGGTCGTGGATCGGTGCGAATCCGATGGAGATCTCGACCATCATCGGAGCTCGATCGCGATCGCTCTGCGACACTCCCCAAGTTGCGCCATCGTAATTCATCGACATGTTGGTGATCACGCCTGCCAAACCGCGGCCGGCTGCGGAATGAAAGGAGCGGATGACGGCGTTCTTAGTCGAGAAAAACCCCTGCTCGTCCAGAGCAGCTTGGGTCTTGTCTGCCAGATCGACCCCTTCGGCGTCGCCCATCTCTTTGCGCTTATCTATGACTTCTTGTACTGATGGGTAATCCCCGAAGCGCGGCTCCAGAATGATAGAACTCACTTTGAGATACGCATCGATGCTCTTATAGTCATCCAAACCCTTCAATATCGGACTGTTTTTCAGCGCCTTATAGGCGTCGCTTTTCGATTCGAACTTGAGTTTGACTGCATAGAACTTGGCAGGCGGATCGGTGGGCACTTCTTTATAGGGAGTAGATGTTGTATCGACCGCTGCAGCAGGAGGAGTGCCGTCGACGGCGAAGACCGACGTAAGCTCGAAGCCGAGGGTGCCGAAATCGCCACCATCAAAGGAGACAGCCACATAGGCCCTCTCAGTAGAAGCTTGCTTAAATGGATTGGCGATGGCGCCGGCGAAGCCGAGGTTGGAGAGGTCTCCACCAGTAGATAGTACGATGTAAGCAGCGGTGCAATGATACAGGCCCAGCATAGCATCGCCTTCAGCGTTGTGGAAATTTTCCTCCCACTCGAAGAGCAGCTCTTCGGTGGCCCTCTCCATCGAGACGTTTTGCGTAGCCAGCTTTTTCCAAAACTCCATGTCTCCTTGGTCTTTTACGTCCAGGTCGATTTGGGTGGGATTTCCGAAAAGCCGGGATAGGCCGGCCACCGAGTAGTTGGAATGGAACAGTTCTCCCAACCTGAGACGAATTACCGGGGACGCAGTAGGCACTTGAGAGAACGGTTGGATGAATCTTGCGGTGCCTTTAGCAAACGTACGTATCCTACCGATCGAACGCTGTGGGTAACACATCGACACCAGCTTGTTGATCACGAACCACATGTACTTCATATCGTACTCATTCATTGCGCACAATTTAAAAGACATGTCGATGCTGCGCGTCGTTTTAGCATACGATCGCACTGGATCCGTGCGCCCGTAGCCATGGGTCTCACTGTATTCAGGGCTATACGTTTCTCCGATCGAGGTAATGAACGCCGGCATCGCGATGATTTCGCCGTTTCTGAGGTCGTGGACGTAGAAAGGAGTAAACTCCTTGTCGATCACTCGCTCGTACTTCCTGACGACGGCCGTAGATAAACGACCAGGATTAGTAGCAAGAACGGTCTGAGCCAGCGTGCCCTTGTCGGGGTCGGTAGCGGGCGTGTTCTCGTCCAATAGATCGGCTTCCTTCCGCGAGGGAGGGTAGGTAGGAGCAATGGGCGCGATGCTGCCCTGGTATGACATCAGGAGCGAGTTCTGTAAGAGCAACGACATCGGGCTAGTCGGAGGCGACGCCGAGTGGGGTATACCATAAAATCTGCTTGCTTCTAGCCTCCACTCCGCCACCGCCTTCGTGTATACTGAAGGCTCTTTTTCGTAAGACGGAATCTTCCTTCCTGTAGTAGCCAGCCCTCGTTCCCACTCAGCCTTGTAGGCGATGTCTCCCAAGCCGATGCATATCTTGATAAAATTGAATGCCGTCGACCCGGCTAAGACCTCAAATCCGGTCAGGGCCGTCAGCGCATCAACAGCGGCGGTACCGCCCCCGAGTGCAAGCAGGCCTAGGGCAGCGCCGCCGGACGCGAACGCCAATACAGCATCAGCCATGTTCGTGAGAGTCGCAGATATATCCCGGAGGATCACCCGTTGCATGACTGCATAATACCCAGGAGACAGAGCGACGTTCACAGCTCTGTCTAATAATTTTGGTAAATAGAACGGGCTTGTAGCCTCCTTTATATCGTAATCAAAACCATAAAATAGACCGAAGCCTGCATACACCGCGTTGGCAGTGCTAGTAGAAGACGTGATCTGAGGCATGCCTAACATGTCTAAAAATGCTTTTAAAGAATTAGGCTCAGATTGGTCACCGTCCGATCTGTGATAACCCATGGCCAGGCTACGAGGATTTTTAACATCGAGCCTCGTCGACTGGGAATCTCCAGAAGGTGGTTTTGATAGATCTAAGACCATATCGATCATAAAACTCATTATTGACATGGCAATCAAACTCAACAGACAGGTTGTAAACATTCCCAGCGGAAAGTACCCCGCAAATCGCTCGACGAAACTGTTGAGATTAGCATTTGGCGTATCAGTCCCAAAATCGCTGAGTCCAGAAATGGTAAAATTCGAACGATCCATGCCGTGCATAGCAAAGAATCCGGTAGAGCCGTTGGATTTCGCGAGCCTTTGAATAGCCTCTTTAAAATCGCCGCTATAACTGTCTTCGTCTTCAATCGCTACATCCCTTGGACCCAAATTGGATGGCTTTAACAGATCTAGGAGGCCGATTTGGAAGACGTTGGTGATGTTGAGAGTAGCTAGATTAGAAACACCTAGGATAGCAGTAAACTGACCGATTGCATCGGCGTCCAAGCCGATGAGATCGTCGATGCCATACTCACCCGAAGCCTCTAGCATCATGCGCATTGCCATGGCACGCAAGGGGCCTAGAGTCATCGCCGGGGCGTTGGGGTCAAATCGACCTAAGACCCCTTGACCCGTTTGAACAGTCCACAAGCCCTTGGTGTAAGCATCGTCAGTAGTAGACGCGCCCTCAAAATCCAAATAAGGAGAAGACTCAGGGTTAGGAGAATAGAGGTTGCCTTTATCGATGACAGCTTGGATCGCTTCAACTAGATTCTTGGTCAATTCTCGATTGACGTTGTTACCATCGGATGGCCCATCCGGGGCAGAGGGGATCACGCCGTCTTTGGAGATGATGCCCTCGAGCTTGTCAGCACCGAAGAAGGCAGATCCGATCTCGTCTAACTCCTGCTGGCCCGGTGAATCGGACGATTGAAACGTTACAGCATCCTCCTCAAACGCCTCTTGAGCTTCTCCACGAGCCAAGCCCGTGGTCTCGTGCCACCTGAGGGGATCTGAATGATACTTGTTGTTGGCTTCTTGGTTGGTCGCCGCATAACGCGAGAGCATCGCTCGATGATCCCGGCTCAAATCTTGAATGCCGTAACCCGGCAGCAGATACTCGGCTCGGCCCCCATTCACCTCAGGTGGATACCCCGGGTTCATCGCCTCAACTGCGGCCGCATTGTCATCCAGGTCATCATCGAGAAAACGGCCCAACGTCTCTTGCATGGGATTCACGCGTTTGCTGATCGGTGTGTCTTTTTCGTCAGCCATCAGACTTCTTCTTCCTCGGCGTCAGTCGATCCTTGAGCTGCAGCTTCTTGAGTCTCGTCAGTCGGCGCAGAAGCCTCGTTCTTTCTGGCAGAAGAAGACTTATTGGTCATCTGCTGCATGACCCTCATGTATTCGTCGTATTCTGGTGTGCCTGGTTCCACGCTGGCTATGTAGTTTCCCATTGCGCTACCTACCTGTATCGCAGTCGCCAGCTGGCCCTCAAAGTACTCCAACATGGCCGGATGCGCATTTTGCAACAAGCCATAAAAAATCCCGCCGGCGGATTCCATGTTACCCTTTTGGGCCCTCGCAATCTCCAGCGCCTCTTCCTTGGTTATCAGCTTGATGTTTTTCATTCGATCCTCTCTGCTACCATCCTTAACTATCAGGTCCTGCTACGATCGCTAAGTGGGAAAACTCGAAGTTTTGACAGGAGTACCAGCTGCTGTGAGGGGGGTGAGTGCCGCCGGAGTCGTGTTCGTCGTATCCAGATCGACTTCCAACATCTTCTTAGCGAACTTCTTTGCATCGATGTTGACTGTCAGGGTGATGTTCGTTTTAGGCAGATTATGGGACACCTTCAGTTCGCCGCCCATGAAGGGCTTGACGGAATCCACTGTCTGCGCCAAGACGTCGCCGTCCAAGAGTCCGTTCAGTGTCTGGATGGACTTAGCGACCGCGAGGGCCTTCTTAGGATCTTTAAGGTGGTCCACTTCCAGCATGCTGTCCAAGATGCTCACGGCCGTCTTGATGCCACCCATGTTCGTGCCTATGGTAGCAATGTTGATGTCTTTCTGGCTGATAGCAGCCACCGAAGTCCCTAATCCCTCCGAGAGGCCGATGAGCCTGGTCAGAATCTTTAGTCGACGAGTCGCACCCTTTTTTGGTAGCTTCAAGCCGCCTAGATCGTTAATCATCAGCTGCAAGGGGCCGCCTGGTTGCAACAGCTTGGTCCGGAATTCGTCCATGATGTCTGCCATCTGACCTACCTTTGTCACCCCTAGTTCCTGCTCCCACTCGCCTTCTACGTATCCAAGCGGGCCCTTTGCAGAAAACAGTTGTGCAATCTCCCCGGTGGCTGTGAGTACTCCTGCTAGCACTTTGACCTTCTTTAGCAGACCCTTTTGGGCCAGC